GCCAACGCCAGAGGTCATCGGATCGCCAAAGGCCGCCTTCAGCCAGAACCCGAAGGCCTCGGCGTCGATCGGCACCACCACATCACCATCCGCCGTCACCGCATCCTTGATCGGCGCCAGCGGATCGCGCCCGTAGCCCAGAAGTTCGCTGTTCAGGAGCGGCTGTTCCGATCCCAGCGAGGTGCTGGCAAAGGGCATTTTGGTGAAGCTGCCGACCGGCGGGGTGCCGTAAACTGTCTCAAAGCCGAGCGCCATCTGCGCCCGCGCGCCTTGCGCACGTGCCATGTCAGTCTCCTTTTTGTGGGGGGATCAGCCGAGAGGATCGCTCGTGGAATAGTGCAGCACGACAGTGACGACGGCGGCCTTCAGGGCTGCGGCACCCTCGATGGGCAGGTCGACCGAGGCCGGGGCTTCGGCCTCAATCCAATCGCAGAGGCCGCCCAAAGTGCGGTTGGCGGCAATTGTCGCGCCGATGCTGGCGCAGAGCGTGTCGAAGGCGGCGTCACGCGCTGACCCCTGCACGACCGCCTCGATTTCGGCGCGATGCTGGTAGTGATAGCGCAAGGGCGACAGCGTCACCTCCGGCTCGCCCGGTTCGCCATCGCGCAGGATCATGAGGCCAGCGGCGGGCACGCGCTCCGGCAGCATGTCGCCGCGCAGGATGGTGGCGGGCAGCGATTGCAGCAGGGTGTGCAGCGCGGCGAGGATGGTTTCACGGGTGGTTGGCATTTTTCAGCCCTTGCTGGATTTTGACTTCTGCGACGGTCGTCGATATGCTAAAGGTAATACCCATGAATACTCGCTCGGAGCCCCCCCAATGAACGCCGTCCGCCCCGTTGCCGTGAAGCTCGATCAGGACACCCGGGACCGCCTCAAGCGGTTGGCGGATGCCAAGGACCGCTCCACGCACTGGGTGCTGCGCGAGGCCGTGGCGCAGTTCATCGAGCGCGAAGAGAAGCGCGAGGCGTTCCGGCAGGCCGGGCTTAAGGCTTGGCAGGAGTATCAGGCCACCGGCAAGCACGTCACACAGGGCGAAGCCGATGCCTGGCTTGCCAAGCTGGAAGCAGGCGAAGAGGCGACCGTTCCTGAATGCCACAGCTGATCTGGTCGCCCGCAGCCCTGCGGGATGTCGAACGGCTCTACCGCTTCCTTGCCGACAAGAACCCTGATGCCGCCCGCCGCGCGGCCAAATCCATCCGCGAAGGCATGAATATCCTGGGCGATCAGCCGGGTGCGGGGCGGCCCATCGAGGACATGGAGCCAGCGTTTCGCGAGTGGTTCATCACCTTTGGCGACAGTGGCTACGTGTCCCTCTACCGGTTTGATGGCGAGACGGCGGTGGTACTGGCCGTTCGGCATCAGCGCGAATCTGGCTATTGACGAAAACTACCCTTCAGTTGCCGCGGCCGGACCTCGGGTCAGGCAAAGCGGCCAATTTCCAGGGCAGGTCTGCCCGGCTGTGCAGAAAATCCACGATGATCACCAGCGCCGCATCCTCGATGAACACGATGAAATGCTGGCCCGATCGCGTGAACCGCAGATCCTCGGGCAGGTCGGGCGCGATCAGACGGCGGCAATCTTGCGACGGGGCAGACCCTGCCGCGATGTCATTGCAGCGGGCGATCAGACCGTCCTCATATGCCGCGGCCTGACGCGGTCCGAAGGTCTCAAACGCCCAGCGCGCGATCTCGGTCAGCGACGCCTCGGCCTGTCGCGTCAGTCGCCAGGGGCGAGACATCACCGGGTCGTTCGTGCACGGGCAAAGGCGCGGCGCACCGCATCTTCGCCAGTCCCTTCGGCGAGATTGCCTGATCTGGCTTGTTCGATGCCGGTCGACAGCCCTTCCCGTAGCGCGCCAAGTTCGGCCTCTTCACGTTCCAGCAAGCGCAGACCCGCACGGAGGGCTTCGCTGGCATTCTGGTAGCGACCGGAGGCAATCAGACGGTCGACGAGGTCAGACTGGGCGTCCGTCAGAACGACATTTCTGGTTGCCATAGCGCCCTCCGTTTCTATTGGCAATATATGCCAATCAGCCGTCACTGTCCACCGCTCGGTCAGGATTTCCCTTCCACCCACCCGGCCACGATCAGCCCCGGCACGGCGTCTGCCGCCCGCGCGGCATCCCGCGCCAGATCAAGCCGTTTGCGCAGCTTGACCTGCGGCACCAGCAGGAAGATCGGCACGGTTGCCACGCCGCGTCCGGATTTCGACTTTGAGGCCACCGCGCGGCCTTTGGTGTTGATCCGCCCTTCGGCCACAAGCAAGCTGGGACCACGGCGGCGATAGATGAAGCGCAAGCGCAGGCCGGTGCGGCGCTCCCATTCGCCGGGGGTGATGCGTCCGCCGCGGGTAGATTTCCCGGCAGCCGGGGTGGGGATCGCCAGCCAAAAGCCATCTTTGGAGCGGATCAGCGGACCTGTGTCATGCGCGCCGATGATCACCGGGGCTTTTGACCAGACCAGTGCGGCTGCGTCGAGGCTTTCGCCCGACCTCGGGAAGGTCTGGCTCCGGATCGAGTTGGCGAGCCGTAGCCCAAGCCCCGCGCCGGTGATCTGGCCGCGCCAGGCGCTCTTCAGTCCGGTTCCGGCCTCGCGCATGGCGGCCGTCACGGCGCGTTCGCCCGCCGCCACCTCGGCCGCCATCATCGCGACGATGTCGGGATCGATGTCGAGCTTCAGTTTCATGCGGGCCTCAGATCAACCGTCCAGACCAGCCGCTCGCGGTCGCGAACGGGCTCGCCCTGGATGAGGAAGGCATCCCCGTCGATCTCGATCCGGTCGCCGGGGCGCGGGTTCGGAACCTCGGCCACGCGCAGGTCGATGCGGGTGGTTTCGGACCAGAGGCGCGCCTCGCCAAATTCGGTCAAGGCATCCGCACACCGGGCGACGACGCGCACCAGCACCGGCGCGGCGCCGTCGGCGATGAAGACAGCGTTGCGCCCGATGTTCGGGTCGGCGAAGAGCACCTCGAGCGCATTTTCGAAGGCGAGCGACATCTTTACCCTTTCATGTGGAAGTTGCTCATACTATGTTTCCACCAGACAGGAGGACGCCATGACACGCCCGCACAATCTTGCCCCCGCCCCGGATCGCAATGCGGTCCTGACCAAGGCCATGCTCCGTGCCGCCGAGCGGCTGGGCCTGTCCGGACGCCAGCTTGCCGAAATCGTCGGCGTTTCCGAAGCCACGGTGTCGCGCCTCAAGCGGGGCGATGCCACGCTCGAGGCTGGGTCGAAACCTTTTGAACTGGCGGCGCTACTGGTGCGCGCCTTCCGCTCGCTCGATGCCATCACAGGCGGCGACGAGGCGGTTGCCCGCGTGTGGATGACGGCGGCCAACGCAGCGCTTGCCGCACCGCCGATTGAACGGATGGCCACTGTGCAGGGACTTGTCGATGTCACGACCTATCTTGACGCCCGACGCGCTCCGGTCTGAGGCGCGGCCCCTCACCGGTCAGGCATGGCGGTTTGTCGAGGCCCAGCACCGGGTCTCGACCCTGAAACTTGTTGACAGTCTCGCCGAACAGGCGGCGCTGGAGGACATTCTGGAAGAGACCAAGCCGCCGGTGCCGGACGAGTGCCGTCACCTCGATTACCTGCTGTCCACGCCGTTCCGCTATCGCCCTTATCCGAACGGCTCACGGTTCCGCCGCGCCGGTTTGACGCCCGGCGTCTGGTACGGCGCCGAACAGCCGGAAACAGCAGCGGCCGAGATGGTCTTTTATCGGTTCCTCTTCTACGCCGAGAGCCCCGACACGCCGTTCCCCGACGATGCGGCGGAATACACCGCCTTTTGCGTCGATCTGGCGACGCCGGTTTGTCTTGACCTCACCACGGGGGGGCTTGCCGCCGATCATCCCCTCTGGACCCATCTGACCGACTACGCCCCCTGCCAACAGCTTGCTGAAACTGCCCGCGAGATCGGGGCCGAGGTCATCCGATACGCATCGGTCCGCGCCCCCGACAACGGCGCGAACCTTGCTGTGCTGACCTGCAGGGCCTTCGCTGCGCCGCAACCGGTAGACCGCCAAACCTGGCGCATCCGAATTGGCCAGGGCGGCGCGCAGGCCATCCGTGAGCACCCGAGGCTTGGCCTTGAGTTCCGGCGCGATACCTTCGCGCCGGATCCGCGCCTGGTGGACATGGTCTGGGACCGCCCACGCGCAAGATAGCCCGCGCAGGTCACGTCCGCCGTGCGGACCGCAGCACCTGCGGGCGGGTGCAGATCGGCAGCGGATTGCTCTCGATCTCCAGCCGGACCCATTCGTCACGATCCCGGTCGGGGATCATCCGCGCGTAGAGCGGCTGGCCCAGCGTGTTCACCGTCTCAAACGTGTCGGCGGGGGCGTGGTAGATCTCAAAGAGTCCGTCGACGGCTTCGGGATAGAACACCGCCTTGTCGGTCCCCACACCGAACCCCGCCCCGCCCCGGTAGCGGCGGAAGGTGATGCCGCCGAAGCTGACCTCATCGGCAATGCGCGAGCGCAGATCGGCGGCGGCGGCGGTGTTGAGGTAGGTCTCGCGCACCTCCTTGTGGGCCACGAGATCGGCAAAGAAGGCCGAGCCGCATTCAGCACGCAGCGCGATGGCGCCGGTGGCCAGGCCGCCCATCGTATCCTCGACGCTTTCGATCAGCGCCTGGCAGCGCTTGCGCAACGCCCCCGAGGCGGGAGTGGCGTTGTCGAGGTCGAAGTCCACCTCGGTCGCGGGGACGATGCCGAACTCGGTGAAGTAGTTCACCACCGTCGCCCCATCGCGCGGGTCTTTGACCAGCCCCTGGATGCCGTTGAAGAGGTGATACTCGAAGGTGGTCTCGGCGTCGTTGCGCAACCGGCCCAGCTTGCGGGCGACTTCGGCTTGCACCTGCTGGGTGGCGGATTCGGTGCCGAAGTCGCGGACCTGCTGGATTTCCGAAGCCCAGATCACGTCCTGCTTCTTGAACTGGCGGCAGACGAAGGCCCGCACATCGCGGCGTTCGGGGATCTGCTGGTCGTAGGCCGAGCCGCGTTCGGAGAACGGGATCAGCGACAGGGTGCCGTCGCGGCTCTCGATCACAACGGTGCGCGAGCGGACACCACGCGCGCCGAACAGGCCCGATCCCGACAGGGTGGCGGGTTTGTAGGGGATGTTCTCGAGCGCACGGGTGAGTTCGATGATCGAGAAGGCATCGCCTTCGAAAATGTCCATGGTGGCCATGGGGTGCCTCCTGATTTGGGGTTAGCGGACGAGGATGCCGAGCGTCAGCAGGGCTGCGTGGGCTGCCGCGATCTGCGGTGCTGTGGGCGTACCGGGGATGGTGATCTCATGCTGGTTGACGATGGCGGGGCCGCGGATCAGCACCACGGCATTGGTATCGCCGCCGCTGGCATCGACGCTGTCCCACAGGATCGCCGCCGCCGTCTCCGTGCCGTCGGTGGCGGCGGGATCGTGGGCCGCGTATTTGCCCGAGGCGGTGATCTTGCCCAGAATGGTGCCGGGCTTGAGGTTGCCGGAAGCGAGAATGACGGTGCTGCGGCAATAGTCGCGCAGCACTTCCCAGACGAGAAAGCCGCCCGCATGCGGGGTTTCGGTGAGCGTGGTCATGGTCTTATCCTTTCATGCGGAAGGCGCGGGCGATGACGTCGCCCCAGGGGCGCGCGCCAGACGGGCGGCCGGGTTGCGGATGGGCGGCGGAGATGTCGGGTTCTGTCTCGGCGCGGAGGGCCAAGAGGGCGGCGCGGACCTCGTCGAGACTGACGTCGCGCTCAAGGAACCGGCCTGCCATCTGCGGTTGCCCGGCGAGGCGGCAGAGATCGACGACGGCGCGGGCATGGGCCATCGCTTCCGCACGGATGTTTGCGGCATCGACAATGGGGACGGCACCACCGGCATTGACTACGTCTGATGCCAGCAACGGCTTGTCGGGATCAGGGGGCGGATCGGGTTCGGCAGCGGGCCGATCACCGTTCACAAGGTCGTCGTTCCCTGCGGCACCTACAGGATCCTCGTCGGGCGCGGACTCCTCTGGCGCATCTGCGGCGTCTGCCGCCTCATTGCCATTCCCTGGGGGTTCATCCTCGGCCCCATCACCCGCACCCTCCACCAGCACAGGCGGTGCGTTCCGGAACCGCCCGACGTCGAACCGCGCAGCGATGCGGACCGGTTCTGCGATGCGGTCGGCAAAGCCGAAATCCAGCGCATCCCTGGCATCGAGCCAGGTTTCCGCCACCATCAAGGGAGCAATCTCTTCCTGCGACCGTCCGGACTTGGCGGCGTAGCCCTGCAGCAGGCTACCCTTGATCTTGTCCAGCGCCTCGGCCATCGCGCGCATGTCGATGGCGGTGCCCATGACCATGCCGGCAGGATCGTGGATCATCAGGAAGGCGTTTTCCGGCATGACGATCTCGTCGCCCGCCATGGCGATATAAGAGGCAGCCGAGGCGGCAATGCCGTCGATCCAGACCGTGACCCTACCGGAGTGGCGCAGAAGCGCGTTGTAGATCGCGACCGCATCGAAGACCGAGCCGCCCGGGCTGTTCAGCCGCAGGGCCAGCGGCGTGGCATCCGGCAGCGCGCCGAGTTCCGCCAGAAACCCCTTGGCCGAGACGCCGTAGGCCCCGATCTCGTCATAGATCACTACCTCCGCGCCGGTGCTTTCGGCGCGGATCGTGTACCAGCTGTTCATGCGTTCACTCCTGTTCGGTTGGTTCGTCGCCAGCGGCAGTACCGTCAGAACCCAGCTTCGCCCGCCTTGCTGGCGTCGCCCGCGCCCCCTGTGTCTCGCCGGGGCTGGTGCGATACGTGAGACCCATGTCCCCGGCGCGCTTGGCGTCCGCAGCATTCTCGCGGTCGATTTCCTCGACGTCGTAGCCGGTGGCTTCGACCACCTTGCGCCGCGAGATGATCCCAGCCTCCATCGCCAGCACCTGCGCCTGGATGTCCTTCAAGGGATCGACCCAATCCCAGCGCGGCGGGATCCAGTTCACCGGGCGATAGCGCGCGGGGGACCGGGCGAAGTCGGGCAACTCCAGCGCCCCCGACAGCACCGCCGTTTCCAGCCAGCGCGCCCAGACCGGGCGGCACAGCTGATGCGCAACCACCCCATGCTGCAGCTGCTCGACACGGCGGCGGAACTCGACCAGTTCGGCGCGCAAGCTGGAATAATTGGCCTGCCGGACATCGCCGGTGACCAGATGATAGGGCAGCCCGAGCGACGCCGAAACCGACAGCAGCGTCCGGTACTGGAACGCCTCATAGCCGCCCCCCACATCGGCGGGGCTGGAGAACTTCACGTCTTCCCCCGGCAACAGCACCTGCAGGGTGCCCGGTTCCAGACTGACGGTCGCGCCGCTGCCGTCGGTCGCCTCGATCTCGCCCATCAGCTGCTCTTCGGGTGCTGTCTTGGTGATGAAGCCCGCGAACATTGCCGCAGTCTTCTTCCGGTCGAGTTCGGCGTCGTCATACTGGTCGAGCAGAAACAGCCGAACCATCGCCGGGGCCACATGCGGCAGGCCCCGGATTTGGCCCGCGTCGATGGGGCGGTAGATGTGCAGGACGTCCTCGGCTGGAACGCGCACCGTCTCGGTGGTGATCATTCCCTGATCCGTGCTGTCGCCGGGATGGCGGCGACGGAAGAGATAAGCACGACGTCGCCCGATGCCGTCGAACTCGATGCCGCAGCGGATGCGATTGCCGTTGGCCGCCGTCTCGGTCTTCTCGAACGGCAGCATCTCCGATTGCAGCAGTTGCAGCTGGATCGGCACCAGCAGACCGTCCTCTGCCCGGCGTGGGCGCAGCCGCACGAAGCATTCGCCCGCGACAAACATCTCGCGCGCCACCATCGCTTGGAGGCCGTAGAAATCGGTCAGCCCATCGGCATCCGCCTCGTCGGTCCAAGCGAGCCACAGCCTTTGCACCTTATCCCGAAGGACCGGATCCTCGATCAGCGACGAGGGCTTGATCCCGTCGCCCACCAGGTTCGACGCAAAGGCCTCACAGGCATTGGCGGCGTAGCCATTGGTCACCACCAGTTCGCGCGACCGCGCCAACAGACGCGGGCCGCCCGAGGCGACCAGCGAATTGATGTTTTCCAGCGGCGGCTGCCAGCCCCGCAACCGGCGCTGCGACATCGCCCCTTCCAGCCGCGCGCGCACGGCGACAGGGCCGCCGGTCCCCCGGCGACGAAAGGCATCAAGCCAGCCCATGCGCTACAGTCCCTTGGTTGTGATCACGCGCACCTGCCGGATGATCTTGCGCCCCTCGGCCACAGCGATCTCGCGGTCCAGCACCTCGATGGCCCGGTCGATTTCGGCGATGCTGCGATATTCGACAGACTTGCCATCATAGCTGACCCGCGCCACGCCCGAAGACCGCTGCGCCGCCAGTGCCTCGCGACGGGTCTTCAGCTCTGCGATTGTGGGCATGGGGCAGCCCTCCATGTGTCATTGACTTATGTGCCATTGGCGCATATATGAGCCTATGACCATCGTATCCGTTGTCGAAACAGCCGAATTCCAGCGCCGCGCCCGTGCCATCATGAGTGATGCAGAGCGGATGGAACTGATCGATTTTGTCGCGCGGAACCCGACCACAGGTGTGTCGATCGGTGGCGGCGTGCGGAAGTTCCGCTTCGCCCGCGATGGCGGCGGTAAAAGTGGTGGGTATCGGGTGATCCACTTCTTCAGCCCCGACGACGGAACGCCGATATTTCTGATCACGGTCTTCGCCAAGAGCGAGAAGGCCAACCTCACCAAAACCGAGGCCGAGGCGGTCAAGACCCTCGGCGAGGTCCTATCCGCAACCTACAGGAGCAAGCGATGACCGACGCATTCAACAGCATCGAACAAGGCCTGAAGGACGCCATCTCCCACGCGCGCGGCGCGACCGCGGGCATCATCCACGAGATCGACATTCCCGATCCGGACGTTCAGGCGATCCGGGCGCAGACCGGGTTGTCGCAGGCGGATTTTGCCCGCAGCATCGGCGTGAAGAAAGCCACGCTTCTCAATTGGGAGCACCGCAGGCGGAACCCTGAAGGTCCCGCCCGCGTGCTGCTGGCCCTGATTGCCGCCGATCCGAAGATCGTCCAGCGCACGCTGGCGGGCTGATCTGCGAGCCGCAACAACATGACCGGGTTCGTCTATGTCCTCGGCTGCGACGCCCCGGACGGCTATCGCACCTATGTCGGCTGGACACTCGATCTCGAACGCCGCCTCGCCCAGCACAATTCCGGCACCGGAGCGAAATCGACACGTGGCAGGGTCTGGTGCCTGCTCTACGCCGAGCGCCTGCCCTCACGGACCCAAGCCATGAGCCGCGAGTGGTATCTGAAGCGCGACCGCCAGATGCGCCGATATCTTGCGCTTTCGGCACAAGGCCAGGATGGCTGATCAGCGCATGTAATTCGACGCCACAGACCTGCGCCGTGCCGGACTGCGCACCGCGCGGATGGATCCAGCGGCGGCTTTTTCGCGACCCTCCTCATCCTTGCTGTCCCCCGCGACCTGCGCCTCCAGATCGGCCCAGCGCGCCTCGGACCAGCGATCCGCCCCGACGATCCAGGCGGCGGCGCGGGCGTAGACCCGGCAATCCAGCGCCTCGTTGCGCTCGCGCAGCTTCTGCCATTCAAGCCGGGCGAACCCGCGCTTGGTGCGCACAGTGATCAGTTCCTCGGCCACCAGCTGCTTGAGCCATTCGCTGTCCACCCAATCGGGCAGATGCACCGTGCCGGGCGGATACTGCACCCCCTCGGCCAGTTCTTCATTCGTCGGGCGTGGCAGGCCGAGATGGCGGTAGGTTTCCGCTTTGAAGGTAGAGACCGCTACCGTCCACAGCCGCGCGCCCCGGCGCAGGCGCTTGCCCGCGTCGGTCACATCGACGTAAGTGGGCCCCGACACCGGGCTCGAGCGATTGAACCCTTCGACACCCTTGACCGGTGCGACTTGCGCCACCCCCTGCCGCCGCGACCAGGAATAAACCACTGGCGCCTCATAGCCGGTGTCGACGGCAAGTTTCGCCAGCCGCAGATGCGCGCCGTTCTGATGGGGCCAAGTCCGGTCCAGCAGTTTTGTCAGTTCCGCCCACGCGCCCTGATGGTCCGGGCCACCGTCGATGACGATATGATCGACCAGCCAGCTTGTCCCGCCGCGGCCCCAGGCCCAGACATCGACCTCGATCCGGTCCTTCTGCACATCGGCCCCGGCGGTCAGGAACAACCCGCCCGCAGGAACGATGCCGGGCTTCCACGCCTCGCGGCGATCATAGAGCCGCGACCAATCCGGCGCTTCGCCGGTTTCCACCCATGTCTCACCAAGGATCGTGTTCTTGAACGCCCGGATGCGCTCCAGGTCACTCGAACCGGTGGCGTGACCTGTCGCGCCATCCGAGCCCTGCGCTGCCTCCCATGCCCGCACGATCCGCTCCCAGCTGAGCCAGCCGATCGGCGAATAGAGCGCCGAGAGGTGATAGCCGACGGTGCCGGGATCGGCGGCGGTGGCGGTCGCCCGCCATTCGCCCCGCGCCAGCATCGCCGTCTTGTGGTGTTCCGCGATGGGGCGTTCGCAGCCCTCGCACTGATACTCGGCCGCCTCGGGCCGCGCCTTTTCCCAGCGCAGCCGCTCGAACTTCAGCCACTGGAACTGGCGGCAATGCGGGCACGGCACGAAGAACCGGCGTTGGTCGCTGGCGTCATATTCCCGCTCGATCCGGCTCAGCCCCCGGATCGTCGGCGTCGAGACCAGGAAGACCTTGCGCCGATGTGCGAAGGTCAGCGACCGCGCCTCGGCAAGGCTGACCGGATCGCCCTCCTCGTCGGCCGAGGCCGGATAGGCGTCGACCTCGTCGAGAAAGATGTAGCGCGCCGGGGTGGACCGCAGCCCCACGGCCGAGTTCGCCCCGGTCATGATCAGGATGCCGCCCGCGAATTCCTTCGAGAGCATGGTGTTGCCCGCGTCGCGCGAACGCGCCGGTTTGACCCGTTCACGCAGGGCGGCGCTTTCCTCGATCAGCGGATCGATGCGCTGACGCGAGTTGCGTTTCGCCAGTTCCACGGTCGGCTGCACCGCCAGCATCGGCCCCGGTGCGTGGTGGATGGCAAAGCCGATCCAGTTGTTCCCGGCCTCGGTCGCGCCAACCTGTGCCGCCTTCATGAACACGACGCGCTGAACAGCAGAGCTGGGCGACAACGCATCCATGATCTCGCGCATGTAAGGCGTGCGCGACGTGCGGTAGCGCCCCGGTTCGGCGCTGGCGCGCGACCCCAGCATCCGGTGCGCATCAGCCCATTGCGACACCGTCAGATCGGCATCGGGCCGGATGCCCAAGCCCCAGGACCGCAGCAGGTCGTCGGCACCGTCAAAGCCCGCCGATCCGTCCATGCTCTCAGCGAAGGTCGATGCGGACCTCGGCGAGGCTGTCGAGTTGGGCACGGACATGGGCTTCCAGCACCTTCTGCATCATGGCGGGCTCCAGCACTCCGTGATCCGCGATCATTACCCCCAGTTCCGATGCCATCAGCGCCGCCGCCCGCGCGGGCCAGGTCACCCAGCCATCGCGCTCTTCGCGCGCCAGCCGGAATACCAGCCCAACCGCACGGTCGCGGTCGATCAATGCGCCCTTCAGCTTGGCGAGCTTCAGCTTGCGTTCCTGCGCCTTCAGCACCTCGTTGGCGGTCCTGGCTTGCAGAAAGGTGGTGCCACCGCCAGTAACGGGTGGCACCAGACCGTGTTCGCGCAGAGTGTCGCCGACCGCAGACAGCGCGGTGTCCGGCACCGGTTTCAGCTTCGCGGCGGCGGTCGGCGATGTCGCCCATGTCGCACCACGCTGCTTCGCGGGATCCGTCATCGCGGCCCGGCGCGTGTCAGAGGCAGCCGCGTCAATCGAGCCATCGGCGTGCTGAACCAGCCGCCCGGTCTCCTTGGCTTTCTGGATCGCCCCCCGCGACAAGCCAACATGCGAGGCGTACTGCCGCTCGCTCATGCCCTGCACGGGTCACCTTCGCTTCGCATAAAGCAATGATATTGCGGCGATTTCAGTTGATTACACTCCCGCATGAAGCGATTCTGATCTTATGAAACGGGTGCATCGCGCACGTCGAACACCTGATCGTAGGCAGACATGCGCGCACAGGAAAGAATGGGACACAGCTCCATGGCCAAGCGCAAGACCTCCGAAGCCGCACGCGACACGCTGCTGCTGGAAATTGCAGAGCGTCACCTTTTTCTCGAGACCCTGGAAACCCGCAACTCCGACAGCCTCGATTTCCATGTACACGCCGTCTGGGCGATCCGCTCGGCGCTTGAGGCAGCGTTTGAAGCCGGACGCCGCGCCACCACCCAATCCTGAAAGGACCCGCCCATGACCGCCACCACCACCATCCGCATCGACCACGCAGCACTTCCCGACCATTTTGACCGCAGCCGTCCTGACGCCGTGGCCGCCGCCATCGAGGCCGCGCTGCGCGAGGACGGGATCAAAGCCGAGGCTTCCGACGTGATCTCGCACCTCAAGATCGAACTGCCCACCAGCCAGCTTGCCGCCGCCAGCGCCGCGCTGGTTGCGCTGCAGCTGATCTGACGGAGGATCCTGCCATGACGGCTCTTCCCCCCAACTGCCTGCTCGAGGGCGAGACCCTCGCCGAGCTTGTCCGGCGCAATTGCGCCATCGGGTTCGATCTGCGCTTCTGCCGCAGCGTCGCCCACACCCCCGAGGTTGGCGAGACGATCACCTGCGACCCGATTGATGCCGAATTCGCCACGCTCTATGCGCTGTCCGATCTCGGCGAGGCGATCGCCATTCATGACGTGGATCTGTCCAGCGCGGGGGCCGACGAGGTCGCCGCCATCAGCCGGGCGCTGTTCGTCGGCATCGTCAATGCCCGCCGTGATCCGCCCGATGCCGCCCAGCGCCATGAAGCCGAACAGGCCGCGCTGATCGAGCCGGATCGCATCGCCTGAGCCCGTGCCGGAAGATTGGAATGCACTGATATTGCGCAGATTTGCCTACGATAATCTGTGCGCCAGAGCGATGATTGTCGCACGAAAACGATGCAACTCACCCCAAGGAACACCGCCATGACCCGCCTCAACCCGATCGCCACCTTCCGCGCCACCGCCGAAGAGATCGAAACCATCCTCGCCCCCTCCGCCTGCGCCATGATTGCCGCGCACAACTGGATCGTCATCGACGACTTCGGCCCGATGATCTTTACCCTGACGCCCGAGGGGGCCACGCACCGCGCCACCTGCACGGGCCACGGCCGCGCCCATAAGGTCAACCGCTTCACCAAGCACGATGCCGAGCGTCTGGCCACCGCCTGCAACGCCCGCGCCGCCTTCTGGGCCGACGCCGCGCGCGCGGAAGCCGCCACCCTGCGCCGCCACATTGCCACGCTGGAAGCTGCCAGCGCCGCCTGAACCCCACACGCGGGGTCTGCGGGCCCCGCCAGCACCACACTGCGAAAGGAGCCACGCCATGACACGCCTCAACCCGATCACCACGCCCCGCCACCAGCTGCGCGCCGAGAAGGCCGCGCACAGCCGGGAGGCCGCGCTCACCGCTTTCATCGCCAAGAAGGCCGAGATCGACACGATGCTCGCTCGCCTGCAAGCCCTCAGCGACGATCACTTCAACTGCCATCCCGACGAGATCAATTGGGGCGACGTCGGCACCCTCGAGCATTACGCGGGCCTGCTCAGGCGCATCACCGACAGCGCCTTTGACGAGGGCGAATACGCCGAGTAGAGTTTTCGGCCCCGTGCCGTCGAGCAGCCCGCCCAACCGGCGGGCTTCACCCGGTAGAAGGCATCGCATCCCGCGTCGCCCGCAAACCGGAGACCATCCATGACCCAGATCCAGCTATCCGACGCTCAATCCATCATCCTGTCCGCCGCCTGCGCGCGCGACGACGGGTCCGTGTTCCCCGTCACCACCAGCCTCAAGGGCGGCGCTGTCGGCAACGTCTGCAAGAGCCTGCTGAAGCGCGGGCTGATCGAAGAAATCCCCGCCGCCGACCCAGACACTGTCTGGCGGCACGACGAAGAGCGCGGGCCGATCACCCTGCGCGCCACACCGCTGGCACACGCGGTCCTCGGGATCGGCGACGCGTCTGAGCCCGCCGCACCCGCCGAGTCTGCGCCGGAGCCCGTGCGCCGCCGCAGCGGCACCAAGCAGGAAGCGCTGATCGCCATGCTCCGCGCCGAGGGCGGCGCCAGCATCGTCGAGATCGTGGCAGCCACAAATTGGGCCCCGCATTCGATTCGGGGTGCGATCTCGGGCGCGCTGAAGAAAAAGCTCGGCCTGACCATCACCTCCGAGAGAGTGGACGGGAGGGGGCGGGTCTACCGGGCATCCTGACCGGCCAGTTATCGATTGACCGGACCACATGCAAGAAACTCAAGGGCTGGCTCGATATCGCCAAGCGGGGCATGGCTCCTGACCTTCTCAATCAAGCAGAACTTCCCAATCTCGACCACCATAGAACAGGCGCAAGATCACGACGCGTTCGGGCTCCACCTTGAACGCGATCGTGACGCGGCGCTCGAAGCCAATGATACGCAAGCCAGGCCGGATGTCATCGCGGGCCCGGCCACGTTCCGAACTCATTTCAAGCCGCTGACAAAAGGCTTCTATCCGCGTCACATGCCCAGTCGTAGATTTCCAGCAGTTCTGCTTCAGCCTCGACGCTGAAGACGACCTTGCGTTCCCTCATTGTTCAGCGGCGCTGCGATCAAGGTGGCGCGCCCGAAGGCGCTGTTGAACCGCATCCGCAAGGACGACCCGATCCGGGTCGGCCGCAATCTCGTCACAGGTCTTGGCCACTTCGTCGCGCAGCCAGCGCTCCACAGCAGCGTCGCGCTCCTGAAGCGCACGCAAACCGGCCCGGACCACTTCACTGGCTGAGCCATAGGCACCGGTTTTCACGAGGCGATCGATGAAGGCCGCATGCTCCTGCGGCAAACTGACAGTCCTTTTTTGAATGGCTGACATCCGAAGCGCTCCTTGCCGCTAAATGCGGCTGCGGTGTGAAGAGATCATACCGCCGTGCCTGTTGCCAGCCAAGGTTTCTCATCGCCAGCGTTCAAACAACCGCCGCAGCAGATAGCCCCTCGTCAACGAGATCCCGACGAAGATCAGCCCGATCGCGAGATGCTCGTGCAGCGCGGCTTCAATCCCGAGCCAAGGGAAAACCACGATCTGCGTCATGATCGCGAGAACGTAGCCCACCACCACGTTTGTTGCGGCCTCGACGATCGACATGGCCCGGCTCTGCTTCATGCAGCGGCCTCCCGATCCTCGGGCGCCTCGCCCAGCCGCTCTTCCTTCACCGCTGCGAAGCTGCGGCCATCGCCATCGCGGATCGCGTCGCGCCCTGTTTCGGCCTGCCAACGCTCCACGGCGACATCGATGTAAGCCGGGCTGATCTCCATCGCGAAGACGCGGCGGCCATTCGCTTCGCCCGCCATGATCTGCGAACCGGAACCGGAGAACGGCTCATAGCAAAGCCCGCCCCGCGCCACATGCTGGCGCATCGGGATCCCAAACGCGTCGAGCGGTTTCGGCGTCGGGTGGTCGGGCCGGTCGTCCCTGGCGAAGCTGGGCAGCGCCCATGTCGACGGCAGCGTTTCCACGGCGACCTTCGGCGGGCGGTTCGGGCGGCGCCAGCCCATGAAGCAGGGCTCGTGCTTCCACAGATAATGCGACCGGGTCAGCACGCCCCGGTCCTTCACCCAGATGATTTGCTGGTGCACGAAGGCGCCGACCTTCTCCCAGCAGGCTTCCAGCATCGCCTGGCGGCGCGAGGCATGCCAGCAATACCAGGCCGCATCTTCGGCAATCGCCTCGGCCACGGCCGCCGCGATGAAGCCGTCGTATAGTTCCGCGCCTTGACTGCTGTCGTCCCAGGTCGTGCCGTAGGACTGCGACCAATCCTCACATGGGCTTTTGGGTGTCAAGCCGTTTTTCTTTGTCGGGTTTTCCATCGCGATCTATCTCGTTATTGAGCCGGGACACAGTTTTCGGGGCGGGGCTGAGCACTGGGAGTTGGGGAACCTCAGCGGCGATGAACGGCCGGAACGTTTTGAGGCATGGCGTGACGGAGGTTGCGGGTCCGTCGGCGCGCGCCCGTCACGCGGGCGACGGCGGGGCCGCAACCGGTCTGGTGAATCGCGCTCTGGCGAAGAGGGGCTGGTGCGGATCGGCAGTTGTTACGAGCCTCAAGCCTTGCTGTCCCCGTCACGCGAGCCGAAAGCGCCGGTCCATCACCTGACGCTTGTGTTGATACCCTTCGGTCCAAGACCTGAGCCCGATTGCATGACGCGGCCCGCTGCCGGGCACGATCAACCTCACATCCGGTCGCCGCTCGAGACGGCTGCACCAATATCCCGCGTGCGGCGGGCGGGGCTCGGTGGGGGCGAAACCATTCTTGTTAACGGTCGTGTCGGGCCACGGACTGGTGCGGCTCGCCCGCCTGGACCGATCCGGGTTGATCAGACCCGGGCCGGTATTCGAAGCTCTGTCAGGGACGGCATGCTCAGGCGGCTTTCGACTTCCTCGCGGCCCCTTCGATCACCACGCCAGATGTCACGTATTTCCACAGCGCGACCAGCAGCTTCCGGGCCAGCGCGACGATCGCCGTCTTGCGCAGGCGCCCGCCATTGCGCTCGACGCGTTCGCGGTACCAGCGCGTGAGCGCCGCGTGCGGCTGATGGTTCAGCCAGAGCCAGGAAAGCTGGATCATCGTCGACCGCAATCGAGGGTTGCCCGCCTTCGAGACGCCCTGCTCGCGTTGGACCGCGCCGCTCTGCCATGGCGTCGGCGCAAGGCCGGCATAGGCCGCCAGCTGCCTGCGATTGTCGAAATGGCGAAACAGGCCCTCCGACCAGAGAAGCGCGGCGAACTCGGGTCCGATGCCCTTGATGTCCAGCAGCATCCTCGCCGCGGCAGGTGTCTCGCGGTCCTGCGGCTCCTCGGCGAGCACGGCGTCGCGCGCGGCTTCCACCACCGTGATCTGTGTCAGCAGAAGCTCCAGCCGGTCGAGTTCGCGCAGGATCTGCGCCTTCAGATGCGGCGGCATGGCGCGGCCGTCGCCTGTGCGAAACGCGTCGAGCCGGGTGCGGCGATCCCGGCGCAATGGCTCGTAGCCCGAGATGCCTTGCGCGAACAGCAGACCCTTGATCCGGTTGACATGCTCGACCCGCTCCGAAATCAGCACCTTGCGCTCGCGGGTGATGCGTCGGCGATCCTCGTCCTCCGGGCCCGGCGCCCGCACCATGGCGCAGACCCTCGGCTCGCCACGCTTGAAGGCGAGCAGGGTCCGGACCAGCGTCTCGCCATCGAGCCGATCGGTCTTCGCCCGGCGCCGACGCCGCGATGTGGCGATCGAGGCGGGATCGACGACGTGGCTCTCGATGCCTTCCTTCTGCAGCGCGCGGTGAATCCAGAAGCCGTCGAGCCCGGCCTCCTGGATCACGATAATCGGGAAATCGCATGCTGCGCGCCCTTGCGCCTTCTCCCGAAGCTGGGAAAAGCGCACCATCAGGCTGGCGATGTCGCCGCCCGGAACGCTGTGGCGCGACATCTTCTCGCCGCCACCCGGCAGGAGCGAGGTGACAACCCAGCTCGAGCGGCTGAGTTCCAGCGAGACGAAGATCGCTCCAAGATCGGTGCGGATGACGGTCAATTCTGCGGGGCGGTCGGTTGTGGTTTCCATGATCGGCTCCAGGGTGATTGGTCGGATGAACAACTCCACTCTGTCACCGAGTCGGTCGCCGTCCACCTGCCCATGGGATCTTGT